ATAAGATTATGGACTCTATGCAGCCTCAGTTCCCTGACGAGGCTCCTGTGAATCCATTTGATATGTGGCAAGGTGCTGACTTTACGATTAAGATTCGTAAGGTAGAGGGTTACCCTAACTACGATGCGTCTAGCTTTAAGTCTCCTGCTCAAGTAGCTGGCGATGATGATCAGCTAGAAGCTATCTACAATAAGCAACACGACTGTACTGAATGGACTGATCCTAAGAACTTCAAGACATATGATGAGCTTAAGTCTCGTCTAGCTCTTGTATTAGGTGAGAGTGCACCACGTACTGTACGTGAGAATGTATCATTAGATACTTCTACACCTTATGTGGCTCCTCAGGCTTCTGCTCCTGCAGCTGCTGCTCCTATGGCTGCTGCTGCTCCTATGGCAACAGCAGAGAATACTGCTCTTGATGAGGATGATACTATGTCGTACTTTGCTAAGTTAGCAGCTGACGACTAACGGTAAAGTCCGTATCCAGCTATATCACTAAACAGACTACTACCACCTCGGAGAACATCTTGGGTGGTAGTGCTTTGTGTGAAGGTTACTGACCCTGTATTACTAACTCGGTTATCATTATTAACAAATCCACCACCTGCTCCCATTCCAGATTGAATCTGTGGAGGAGGCATAAGCTCATTCATATCCATACGGTACTTTTGTAAAGCTTTCTGAAAATCATAATTCTCTTTACGTTCACCTTTCCACCATGATTTAAAATCTTCTAATTTAGGTTCAACAGGCATTGTTAAAAATGTACCTGTTGTTTGCCCAGGAGGTGCTTTAGGAGTAGAAGTTAATCTACTAAGCTGACTATCAAGCTTTCTAACTTGAGAGCTTGGAATACCCATTAACTCTGCATTCTCTTTAAGGAAAGCTTTATAAGCGGTACCTGTTTGGGATATCATGCCTAAATTGCCTGCTAGTTTAGCGCTTTCGTACTCTGCTAAAAGATGACTTCTCTCCTCTTGCAGAAACAGCTTATCTAGCATTTTTGGATCGTCTTTGTAATATTCTATAGCAGCTACTTCGTCAGCTGCAGCTGCACTGTACTTACCATCTCTTTTACCATTTGCAGCATTCATTGCAGCTCGTTGTGCTAAGTCCATAGCAGATGTAGCTACATCTGCTGGATCCATACTATCCAATTCTAATTTACGTAACGCTACTTGTTTATCAAACTCAGCATCCATCTCAGCACGTTTTTCATTAATATGGTTTCTTGCAAGTATAATGCCGTGAACAGCCATACCAGCTATTGCTGCTGCTAACCCAATTGGGGTTGGACCTAATAAAGCAGCAATTGTTAATCCAGTAGCACCAATACCAATAAGATCATGAGCTGTTTGACTGCCGGTTAAATCTCCTATATAGTCAGCTAATAGAGACCCAGTAAACATTAGCATACCAGCCCAACCTAAACCTTTAAATCCTTTTGGTTTAAAACCTTTTAGGAATCCTGCTTTAGCTTTGCCGTTTGGTGATGGACCTGTTCCTGGAGGACCTCCTCTACCAATTGCAGCTGCACCTAATCCTAACGCACCGCTAAGTGCACCTCTTATTAAGCTTGGTGCGAAGAATGCTGCGAACACACTTCCGTATGTTATAAATTGCTCTTTACTAAAGTTAAGTCCGAATCCAGATATAAAGTTTTCTTTTAAAGATTCGTCGCTGAATAATCCTTTTATACCATCCCCTAATAGTGATCCTATAAAGACAGCTAATCCTAATTTTTTATTAAATATACCTGCAATTAATCCGCTACCAATAGCTTTAGAAAGAGAAGCAGCATATAGTTTTTTATCTTCTACATCTATTGTTACATACTTTTCAAGACCAGCATAATCAAACGCCTTAGTAAAAAGATCCTCTCCAAATAATAGTAATGCGGCGCCTAATGGACCTCTTGTTATTAATCTACCAAGCATTGCACCAAGACCTGGAATTAAAGTTCCTGCTAATCCCCCAACCCCTAGCGCGCCTAAAGCACCAGATAGTCCTCCCATCCCCCACCTTAGAAGATTACCCATAAGGTTTAAACCTAAATCACCCTTTACAGCATCGACTAGTCCTCCTTTAAATGTAGTAGGAGAGCCAGCACTTGATGATGAAGTACTTCTACTTGCCTTAAGTCTAGCTTCAAGATCATCTCCAGCACCGGCTTTTTCACGGTTAATTTGATTTTCAATAACCGAAACGAGGCTATCAATTGATTTAGTCTGGTTTTGTAACTCTTGGGTTACTTCTTGTAAACTAGCCATATTGTTGTTGTTCTCTTGCTTGTTGCTCTTCTTTTACTTGGTCGACTAATAACGAAACATATATTTCTCTCTCCCATGGCATCATCATTTCTACATCTGTTAACGAGTATTTATGGTTTTGCACTAGCTGATAATTAACTTGAAAGTAATTAACTAGAGACTCATGAGAGAGGTTTAGGACAAAAAATTAGCCAACCCTTCTACTATAATTTCGTTATCCTTTTCACAATTAGTACATTTAAAACTAACCTTCTTTGTTAGCTTCGGTAAGTTCATAACAAAAGTAACTATCTTATCAAATTGATCTGTAGTTAATGATTCTATGAAGCTTTGAATTTCTTCATCACTTTCTTCTACAACGCTTATTTGTTCATCTTCTGTGAGTATTTTATCTAAGCATAGTTTAGATAGTTGTATAATTTCATCAGTAGTAGAGCTATCTTTAGCTTCAATCTTAGACACGTCATAATAAGATGGATATCTCATTTCTAAACTATATGTGTCATTCAGTTTAATCACTTTGTCTTGAGTTAACTCAACAGCAATCTCAGATAAGTTTACCTGTGTCTCATTATTTGTTTCACATGAAGAGCAGGCTAAGTTAAGCTTGGTAGTTTCTCCTACAGATTTAGATCTAATTTGAGTAAATAAGTACTCAATATCAAAGGTGGCTAACTCCCTGTCTGTTATATCTTCTGTAATACAAGATTTTAATGTATCACTTATCGCTTGAAGTATTTGATCATTATCTTGAGACTCCATAGCCATTAATAGTATCTTTTGCTCTTTTACTAAAAACGGTCTGAAGGTTACATTTCTTTTTGACGAAGGTATAGTAAGACTATACGAGGGTAAGTCATTTAGTTTAGGTAATGCCATAATTTAATCATCCTTATTATTTTGTTGTCCAGTTTGTATACGAAAGCTGAACAGAAAGCCTTACTAGGCCATCTTGGTCATTGTTAAATTCAACTGCGCTCATTGTTGTCGGGAATGCATCTTTTAATGTACATTCATATACAATAGATTCCCTGGTTCTTATATCTAGATCTAAATTTAATCCAAATATCTTATCAATAGGAAAGTCGAACGCCATTCCTTTTTTAAGTTGTTGTATTCTTACTTGTTTGCAGTACTCGCTTGCATACCCTATTTCAAAAGTGTCTTGATTGATAACTTTATTCTGCCAAGTTTCAAAATATTTTTTAATAAGGTAGTCATTCATAACATGAAACGTCATGTTAATATCATCAGAAGCAAAACCTGTAGGCATTTTACGAGCTTTAGGTCCTATAATTCTTTCCTGAGTCATTATCTGCCTACCAGGCATATTTACGTTAGTACAAAGTATATTAAGATCTCTTGTATCAAAATTACCTAAGGAAGGTAATTGTACTAAGAACTGATTAGCAGATGCAAAACCTCTACCTTTAGATGCTACACTTTTTAATTGATCAATATTCATCCTAACATCCTTCTTGAATCTGCATATACTTTACTACCACTAGACTTCTGCCAATCAGCAAGAGGAAGAAACGTTGCGATCTCCCATTCAGGAGCTGGTACGATAGCAAATCTACTCTTTACATGATCAGTAAGATAATGTTTAAAGCATGGAGCAAAGTATTTTGTACGAGCAGACTTCTTTAGATAGTTATAGTTAACCGCAAATCTAGTCTTCTCATCGTATGCTTTGTTATTAGTATTATCTAATAGTACATCTAAGAACTTAGCTCTGAGTACTGGAGGTAAGTAATGTAAGTTCAAACCGTAGAACCCTCCTTCAGCTTTATCAACAATAATAGTTAAAGGAAAAGAGTCATAGTATGGAAGCTTGTCTTTTGTCTTTGGATTATAAAAGAACATTGCCATAGCACCAGGTTGAAAGGTACCCTTAAGTTCAATAGGTTCTTCTTTCATAATCTGATTACGATTGACACGCCTCATTGATTGTGCTTTCTTACGAAACCAGTCTCTTGATTCTTGCGTACGAGGAGTTATTCCTTTTCGGAATGCCTCCATCTCTAAGTTTTGAAATAAATTACTCATACCTGTATTTATGTCTTTTTTCTAGGCTTTTTCTTACGAAAGGGCTTTAACTTTTTAAGAGGTTTTAATGCACCTTTAGTTGATTGTTTAGGCATTATGCCCATCTCTGTTAGAGTCTTCTCTGTCCATATCTGAAACTCCCAACCTCTATCTTTAGCATAACCTTCAGCAGTCTCCCACTTGTTCATATTCTTAACATAGGTCATAGCTTCGTTTATATAACGTTTAGACTTGTCTGGTCTCTTAGGGGGTCTTGTCTCCTTATCAGGCTTTACTTCTACAAGTATTGTTCTACCTGACTTATATGTTATCTTAAGGTCCATAAAGTACCTATGCATACGTTTATCTACATCCCAGAAGTATGGTATAACTACCTCTTCTGATGACCAATTACGTATATTTGGATTGTTATCACACCAAACAAAGCAATGTCTCTCCCACATTGAACGATAAGTCACCTTATCTGCATCGCCTTTGTACTTGCTTCTGTGTTTAACTAGATATTTTCCGGAATAAGCCATATAAATACTTTCATAAGATAACCCTATTTATTGGATATTTACCTATGGATGATGCACAACGTACAGCTGCTACAAATAGTTATAGAGCTAACAATTTAAAATTTCCTCTTGATACTAAGAATACACCTTATGAAGCTAAGATTAAATTCACTGCTAGGGAAGTGGAATCATTTGATGTTAACTTTTTGTTTGATATTGCAGGTATAAACACTGTTCAACCTCAGGGCCCTGATGATGTTATAGCTAATCAGCAACGAATAGCTCAAGCTCAAAAAGATGCTGCAGCAAGGACTACAGCTAATAGAGGTTTAGAATCAAGTGAAACAAATAGAGGGACAGGGCAAATATTAAAACCTGGTAATAAAGGAAGTGCTACTTTATATCTCCCTCAAGCTATTCAAATTACAGATCAAGCTGCTTACAGTAATACTAATTTAGGTATTATGGGTGGAGCTACACAAGCAGCGCTGTCTGATGGCGCTGCTATTTTACCAACTTTAATATCTGAAGCTAAAGACACTGCAGCATCTATTGTTGATGTTATTTTAAATGGTAGAGGAGACACAAGAGATCTAGCTAAGCTGGCTGTTAACAGAGCTTCTAAAATGCTACCAGGGCAAGGAATGAGAGGGGCTGTAAGTTCTGCTACAAGAGTTTCTGTAAACCCTAATACACGAGCTATATTTGATAGTATACCTCTGAGAGAGTTTACATTTACTTTTAAAATGATACCAACATCTAAAGAAGAATCAAGAAGTATAAAACATATTATTGGATTTTTTAGAGAGAATTTATATCCAGAAGTTATTACAATGGGTGATATACCAGCTGGTTATAAATTCCCACATGTATTTACTATTGATTTAAAGTATAAAGATAAAAACATTGCAACTAAAATACTTCCTTCTTATATAAAAACTTTTAATGCTACTTACAATGCATCCGGTATGGGTTTTCTAGAAGGCGGAGATTTCTCTGAAGTAGATATTACTATGACCTTTATGGAATCTGGTACACTTCATAAAGAACTAGTACAGAAAGAAGGTTATTAATATGTATTTTCAAAGATTTCCATTCGTAAATTACAACTTTGGTAATAATGAAGCTGATACTATCTTCCCTAACATCACTGCATACATTGATATTGTTGATCAAATAAAGGATGAAGTAGCTTTCTATGAGAAGTATACTATACTTGATGGTGACAGACCTGATATTGTATCTCAAAAATTATATAGCACTCCTGAGTATCATTGGACATTCTTTTTTATGAATGATGGATTAAGAGAGTCAGGTTGGCCTTTATCTGAAAGAGAGATGAGAGCTCTTGTTAAAAAAAGATATCCTCATAGAACTGTTACAACTCAGAGTAATATTGCATCTAACTTTCTACCTGGTGACTTTGTTATAGGAAAGACATCCGGTACAACTGGTAGAGTAATTGAACGTAACTTAGATCTAGGTCAGATTGTTATTGCTTCTGATAAGAATGATGCTGGATTAAATAATAACTTTGGACAAACAGAACAGATAGCAGCAGGTACTACTGCAGAAGAACAAGCAGCAAACACAGCTACTCTTATTAGTGAATCTGTACAGTACAATTCTACGCTGTACTATAAAAACTCATCCGGAGATATAGTAGATATTGATCCATATAACCAAACAACATCTGGACTAGTACCTACAACTACTATGGAAGACAATATAAACTTCAATAATAAATTAAAAGAAATAATTGTAATAAAACCAAGTAAGATAGTAAGTGTTGTAAGTGAATACTTTAAACTACTGAAAGTATAATCATGGCTAAAACAGCTCAAACCCAATATCTAATTGAAAGTGCTATCTTTACAGCAGATAGACGCCCGGATCTTCCTATATTAAAACCTATAGATTTATCTGGATCAATAGCTGAACTTAATATATTTGAGAGTTTAGAGCTACCTTATTTGACAGGTACTTGTGCTCTGGTAGATGATGTACGTTTTAGAGACTCTGTAGGTATTAAAGGTAGTGAACGAATAACATTTACTATACTTGAGAAGGAAAACGCTGAGCCTATTATAAAAACATTTATGATTACTGGAGTAGCAGCTAATACATCTGCTAATGAAAGAACAGAAGTTCATATGCTCACTCTTATGGAAGAGCATGGATATCTAAGTTCTATTATGAAGATAAGTGAATCATATACTGGTAACCCAGAACAGATAGTTATGAATATATTGAACTCACATCTAGGTAAAGTTCTTAGACCTAATGCTGGGATAGCTTTGCAACAAAAAATGAAAGTGAATATACCGTACTGGAACCCTTTACAGGCCACAGAATGGCTTAGAGATAGAATGTCATCTTCTCTAGGTGCACCATACTTCCTTTATGCTTCTTTTAGAGATGAATTTCTAAGATTAGAAGACTTAGATAATATGATGAAAAAAGATGCTTGGAATAAAACTGAGCCTTATTCATACTCTCAAACATCACATAATACAAGTAAAATAAGTGATATGCGCGCTGAGTATTTTCATGTTAAGTCATATAGAGCAACGCAAATAGAAAGCACTTTAAGACTTGCTCAAGGCGGAGCTATTGGGTCTGAATTTAAAACTATGGATTTAACTTCATCTAGTCAAACTCAAAATAGTAGACACAATTCTAATAATACATTAAATAAATTTATTGAAAGTGTAGAATCAAACGCTGACTTAAATTCTTCAATAGGGTATGATTGGCAATTAAGGTTTAAAAAAGGAAACTCTGATATTAAAAATATTGGAGATCTAAACTCTAAAGTGTTTAGTGAAGTTGTAGCATCTAGGAAGTTTTATGACACAGATGGTGTGACTCCTATTGCTGGATATGCTGATGAGTATAAGCAAGAAGCTCTATATAAATTAAAGATTAAATCAGCTTCGTTAAGAGCTATTCTTTTAAATAATGTATTTGAAATAGAAGTGCCAGGTCAACCGTATTTAATAAGCGGGTTAAATATTGGAGTTGGTTCTAATATTTCACTTAACTATGCTATACCATCTCAAGCGGATGGATCGATTATAACTGGAGACGTAGATAGAAACAAATCTGGTAAGTTTTTAGTGTATCGAACTAGACATAAGTTTACTGAAGGTAACTATGACGTAAAAATGGACATAGTTAAACTAACTGATAAGACAGGTGAATCATGAGAACAATAAACACAGAGTTTTATGGTGATGACTCCAGATGGTTTATTGGAGTAGTTTCACAGATAGGTGATATAAGAAACCTAGGTAGAGTTAGAGTACGTATATTTGGTATTCACAATGAAGATACAGCTAAAGTTAAGATAAGTGATCTACCTTGGGCATCTGTTGTTGTACCTGTTACTCAAGGTGGTGTATCAGGATCTACTATGCCTGATGGTATACAAGTGGGAGCTCAAGTCTACGGTATATTCTTAGACGGTAAACACTCTCAAAGTCCTCTTATCTTAGGATCTATACCTCACGATTCAGGGTTAAGAGTTGTTGTAGATGAGCCTATAGATAGCTTTGCAGTCCCGAAACCATCTAAAAGCGAAAGCTCTATAAAAGTAGGTGATAAAGTTACACAACAAGAAGTAAATAAGCTTGAGATTATTGGTGAGCCTACTCCAGATGTAGGAACATCTATTAATGCTAGACAAGCTCAATTACTAGATGAAGGTGCTTCTGGGTCTGGAGATTTAAATATTAATCTTATTGGCTCTACTCGTCAAGAACAAGCATTTAATTATCTTAAGAGTTACTTCGAAACAAGAGGTAATATTGGTGATCCTGGATCATGCGCTGCAGCTTTTGTAGGTAACTTTATTCATGAATCAGGTCATACCCTTGATCCTAAAGCTAGACCTCCAAGAGAACCTGCTGTAGGTATAGCTCAGTGGAACTCAAGACAACCAGAATTAAAAGCATTTGCTAACTCTATACCAGGAGCAAACTATTTAAACTTCTCTGTACAGTTAGCTTTTGTAGTATATGAGTTAGAAAATAAACAATCTAAAAGAACTTATTCTAGACTAGTAACTTCTAGCACAATATTAGAATACACAGAAGTTGTTATGGCTTTATATGAGACTCCTTCTACAGCATATAATTACCATAAAGAATCTTCGTTTATAAGCAATTATAATCTACACGCTCGTAACGGCGGTATAAGAGGAGCGGTGAGTAGAACATCTAAACAGAGTAGCGCTTTACTAGCTTACTCTGCAGCATTTGAAAAGAGATTAGTATCCGCTAAGGAAGTCTCTAAGAAATTTGGAGATGCATAATGGCAACAATACCAGAAATTAACAATATCTTAAAAAATGTAAAGGTTGGGGCTGGGTTTGACTCTCTTGTTAAAGATACATCTGCAGTTGCATCTTCTATACAAGCTTTAAATTCAACAAGCCTTGGTGGACTTTTAAATGAGACTATAAGTGGTATACAGTCTCTTAATACATCTACTAATATTTCATCTAATATAGCAATACTATCTCAAAATATACCTGGTATACAAGACCAGATAATAAAAGTTGTAGATGATAGTAAAACAGATTTAGATAAGATAATAGGAGCAAGTGTTTCTAACGGGTTTTTAGATGTTGTTATTACTTGTCCTACTCCAGAAGGAGTTAAAGCGTCTATAAACTTAATTGCTACTCCGACTGATTCACAGACAGAAACGATTATTAGTAATATAACTCCAAAGAAATATTCAAATCAAGTAAAAGATATATCTACAAAAGGGTTTTCAGATTTTTCTAGTGAGTTTTCAACATCATTAGGGTCTTTTATATCTTCGTTTAATAATCAAACTAACACTCAAACTGGCAATCCTATACAAGATATACTATTACAATCAGATAAAACACCTTTAACTGTAATAGAAAACTTTGGAGTTCCTAAGCATCGAACTGTAGATGTGCTTGTATTACTACAGGCTAAAGAAGATAAGAAAGCAGTTATTTTAATTCAGGAGCTAACTAAGAAGCCTGTTGGAGATGTAGAGACTTTTATACCTTCAGTTCCTATTACTATTAACGAACAGCTTAAGACAGAAACCGCATTTTCATCTACTACTGGTGCTTATGAAGTAACAAGTAAAAATAACACATGGGTGGGACCTGTTACTAAAGATGACTACTTTGATATCATTGCTACTCAAGAACAATTAATGATTGAATTTATAAAAGCTAACAGAGAAATAACTGAGATAGTATTTTATGGTCATGAAATGACTCCTGATCAAGTACTCACTGCAAAAGATATTCATGCATCGTATGTTGCTGATGGTAATGATGGAATACCGTTTCATTATGTAATACATTCAAATGGTAATCTACAGCGAGGTAGACCGTTATCAGTAAATGGTACATACTCTACAACTCATGATAAGTATTCTATAGGTATAGTATTACCTCACTACCAAAATGGAGATGCTACAATACATCAAGGTGCTACTGTTGATAAGATACTTGAAGCATTCTATCAAGTATGGCCTGGAGGTCAAGTATTTGATGCACATGAGGATTTAGATGAATCTAAAGTACCTGTAGGTCTTTCAATATCAAGTTATATTGAAACATTTAAAAAGGTAAATAACGGAGGAACAGGTAGGTCCTTCTCAACAGCTCAATTAATTAGTGCTGCACAAGGGAATGTATAATGGGTAAGACAAATAATGTAGAGTCAGTAGTTAACCGAGAGGTGGTTCAAGGATCAGGTGCAGTTCATTCTCAAGGGTTCGTTAAACATCCATTTTCAGATAATACAGGTACCTACCCTAAAGCAGGAAAAGAAGAAAAGTCAGTTACCACTCAAGGTGGGCTATTAATTAATACGTATGGCGCAGATGTTCCTGCTGATACTGCTCAAGGTAATGCTGCTAACAACACAACATGCTACGCTCATACAACACCAGCTGGTCATACAGTTGAATATAACGACACTCCTGGTTCAGAAAGAATAATGATTCGTCATAAGAATGGTGATGGTATAAACATTGGACCTGATGGGTCTATTATTATATCATCTAAGAGACGTATTGATAAAGCTAACGAAGACTATTTCTTAGAAGTAAAGAATGGCAATCTAAAGTTTGAAGGTAATCTTACTATCGATGTAACAGGTGATTTCAATGTTAATGTAGGTGGTGAATACAATGTTAACTCTACTAAGAAAACAGAAGTGGTTAACGGGCCGTACAAAAGGACTGTTACTGGAGATGATATAAAGACTGTTGATGGTAATCAAACTAATTTAGTTACTGGTGGAGGAGCTCATCAGTACCTAGAAGGGCTATCAACAGTTGTTAAAGGTGAGAGTAGGTATATTGTAGAAGGGCCTCATACAGAAGCTGTATCTGGAGTATTAACTATGACCTCAGAACTTGAAGTAGTGCTTACTTCACCTGCAGCCAACATAGCTGCTGATAACTTATCTGTATTTGGTGATACAGGTACAATAGGTGGTGAGAATATGCAAATGTATACAATGAATCTAAGAGCTGGTGGTACAGTATACGCTGACGTTTCAGTAGATACTCCTAAAGGCGCTATTACTAGAGTAGAAGGAACATCAGCTCACTACACTACATTCCATGGTGATCTAAATGGTACTGCAAAGCAATCTAATATTACAGCAGCACAGAATTACCCTGATACTGATCCTGGAGGCAACACATCTGGATCTGCGTATTCATATACAAACAACTCAGCAGATGATTTAGCTAATAATACAACAGCAACCTCTAAACCTACAGCTACTCTTTTAACTGACTATAGAACAAAAAGTGATAAAGGTGTAAGAGTTGTTAAGGTTGATCCAGAAGATATACAAAAGAACAATATAGATCTATCTAAAAAGACCTCAGGGGTAACAAATAAGAATATAGATATGACTCAAGTAAGACGTAAGATGAGAGATCCAGCACATAGAGACAATGTAGAGTTTACAACCTTAATGTTATCGGAAGGTAAACTATCTCCAGATTATGCTAACACATCTCCTCCTAATATAGAAACTGTACAAGACACAGAAACTCTAATAATACAAGGTAGCTCTGTTCTAGGTAATCCATCTCCTCATCTCACTTCTAAAAGGATTATTAGATAATGACTCTTAAATATTTACCAGATCTTAGATACTTACCTGAAGGACTTTCTAAAGTGAATGCTAACACATCACTTAATAGTGGCATTACAATGGGTAACTTTCTTAAAGGTGTTACATTAGATCATATACCTGAAGTAAGTGATAGAATACAAATAGCTCGTAACTTATTACCTCAAGCTCAGATATTAAAAACTATTGGAGAAGATAGTAAACGGTTTAGTAGACATAAACTCGTTGTTATAGAAGGATTATATAAAGCTGATCCAGAAGAACAAATTACTGAATCAGAAGAGAACACAAACTTTTTAGCGACAGCTGGGAGGTCTGTAGTATATGAGCTAAGACGTAATAATTCGATTGATAATGATAAAACTTTTGAACTAGCTAGATTTTTACAAACCTATCACCGCACATATGATAAGCTAATATTAGATTATGACACTTATAATGAAGGTGAGCTGAATGTTCAAATTATTATTGAGATGCCTGCTATTCCTTCTAATTATAATTTAAATTTTAAAGGAATAGTAGAGACACGCTTTAATAATAAAATACAAGCTACAAACCAGCTAATTGAAATAACCGAGGCACCATCTACAGCAATAGAATTCCCAGCAGACTTACCTGATGAAGTTACAGGCTACTTTACTATTGGTGATGTACATGCTAGAAACTTAAAAGTGTTCGGAGGGGATCCGTGGCAAACATTTGCTAGGGATGCGAGAACTTCTAGAGATCAAGAGATTATCAAAAACATTAAACTAATCAAAGCTAGTGAAGTGGTTGTTATATCTGCTGGTGTCAATGATGCTATAAGCTCAAATGATACTCCTACTCAAATCGCTGAGAGGGTATTTAAGATAGTAAACACATCATATAAATTAAACCATGATATTAGTTTTATGTTGTTTAAAGTCACAAATAAAACTACCTCTAGCAGGCAATTACAAGTAAGACAGGCTATAGTTAATAAGCTGAGTACGCTTAATAATATACGAATCGTAGATCTTAATGACTCTCAATACTTCTTTGCATCTGATGGAGTATCATTAAGCAAAGAGTCTTACATATCAATATCAAACATACTAATTTAACTTATAAATAACAGAAATTATTGGAAGACAAATGGCTATAAGAAGAGTTTTATCTACAGAAGATGGTAATCTTCAGAAGAGTACGCTGATATCCTCGCGTACCGTAGACTATTTGGATATTGATTTAACCTTTGCAAAAAGACCGTCAGGTGATATCTACAAGAAAAGAGACGCAGCTGCTGTTAAGCAATCAATAAAGAATCTTCTTCTTACAGACTTCTATGAAAAACCTTTTCAACCTTTCTTTGGTGCTAATTTACGAGCTATGTTATTCGAATTAGCTGATGAAGATACAGAAGATGAAGTAGAAGAGAATATTAGAAACGCTATAACCAAGTATGAGCCAAGAGCTGAAATACTTACCATAACTGTTAATGTACTTCCAGATCAAAATGATATGAGAGTATCAGTATACTTTAAAATTATTAGTACACAAGAAACAGTAACATTCACTACGAACCTATCGAGGCTAAGATAATGGCAACTACAATTAAGTCAACAAACCTAGACTTTACGTCGATTAAAAATAACTTGAAGACATTCTTAGCTCAACAAGATGAGTTTGCTGACTATAACTTCGAAGCATCTGGCCTGTCTAATATACTAGATGTGTTAGCTTATAACACTCACTATAATGGACTTATCGCTAACTTCGCTTTGAACGAGTCATTCCTTGGGACTGCACAGCTGAGAAGCTCTCTCGTGTCGTTAGCCGAAGGTATTGGCTATATTCCAAAATCAAGAACAGCATCTAGAGCTGTTGTTACTTTCTCTATTAATCTTTCTACCCTAGCTGAAAGACCTACAACGGTGTCTTTAGCACCAGGGGTTGTATTTGAAAGCTCTATTGATGATATTACTTATACATTCCAAACAAGAGAAACTGTAACAGCAACTGATGACGGTTCTGGTATATATTCATTTAAAACAAATGCTGGATCTGCTAACATAGAGATCTTCGAAGGTACTCAGAGAACAAAGACGTTTATTGCTGATGCTGTATCTCAAGACGCTTTGTATATTATTCCAGATAAGAACTTAGATGTTGATACTACTATTGTTAGAGTATATGAGTCTCCTACTTCTGTTGCCTTTACAACATATCAAAACTTAAAACAAGCTACATTAATTAATGCTGCTACAGCTCTTTATATCTTAAAAGAATCTCCTAATGAGTTCTTTGAACTGTCATTTGGTGATGGTATTACATTTGGTGTGACTCCAAAGGCTGGATATAAAATAGAAGTTGATTATCTTTCTGTAGCAGGTCCGGCTGCTAATGATGGTGCCTTATTTACTCCTATATCTCAAGTTAATGTAGGTGGTACAGGTTATACTATAACAGCTCAGACAGTTACTAACTCACTTGGTGGAGATATAAAAGAAACTAATCAGTCTATTAGAACAAATGCTCCATTCCAATATGCTACTCAGAATAGAATGGTTACAGCAGATGACTACTCATCTCTAGTGCTAAGAAACTTCTCTACTCTTATTAAAGATATAAAATCTTTTGGAGGAGAAGATGCTCTAGAACCTGAGTTTGGCGCTGTATATATGTCTATTGTATTTGAAGATGATGTACCTCTATCTACTCAGACTACAACAAAGAATAGTATTCAAGATTTAGTAGATCAATTATCTGTTGTATCATTTAGATTAAGATACCTAGATCCTATTACCACGTTTATTGAAACAAATACATTCTTCCAGTTTAACCCTAAACTTACTACCTTATCTCTAAATAGTATTACTGATAATGTTAATACTGTAGTGAGAGATTACTTCAATAATAATACAGGTAAGTTTGGTCAAGCTTATAGACGTTCAAATATACTTACTCTTATTGATGAAGTATCTCCAGCTGTACTTTCTTCTCGTATGGAAGTAAAGATGCAACAAAGAATTGTACCTAGGTTAGACGCTCAGAATGATTTTACTTTAAGATACCCGGCATCTATAGCACCTGCTGATGATATAAACTATATTATAGATAGTACTCCTTTTAACATTGACAATATAGCAGGTAAAATACGAAATAAACTAAACAGTAATAAACTTCAAATTGTTACTTTAGATGGTTTAACTACTATTGTAGATAATATAGGTACCTTTGATACAGCGACAGGTATTATATCTCTTGTAGGCTTTAAACCTAATAGTATCATAGGAGGAGTTAACTATGTTAAGATTAGTGCTGTTCCAGCTAATCAGAGTGCTATTGCTCCTCAGAGAGAAGATATTCTTCAATTTGATGAAGATCCATCCTTTGCATCAGCAGTTATAGTAGAGTCAGTATAAAATGCCTAGAGATTATACCCTAAAAGATAACCTACGTAGAGATTATAGGTTTACTGATCATCATGCTGTAGAGCAGGTCCTTCCAGACTACTTTAAAGCAGATTATCCTAAGCTAATTAAGCTACTTGAAGCGTATAATCAATTCGAAGACTCAGACCAGTCTCCAGCTAGACTAGTGCATGATGTTATTACTGCAAGAGATATTACAGCTAATGATTTATCTTTGTTATCCTTTATTGAAGATGAGCTACTACTAGGTCAATCCTACTTCGAAGGATTTACAAACAAAAGAGCAGCTGCTAAGTTCTCTAATAACCTTTATAGATCCAAAGGTACTCTATACTCTATACAACAGTTCTTTAGAACATTCTTTGGTATTACTCCAGATGTAAGATACACTAAAGAAGATAGGTTTATGATAGGTGAAGATGACTCTAGAATTGGATTTGATTCTCAGAAGTTTTTAACAGATGATAAACTATATCAAGTGTTTGCTATCTTAATCAAAGCTGATATTCCTGTAGAGAGGTGGAGAGAGGCTTATAAGCTCTTTGTTCATCCAGCTGGTATGTATTTCGGAGGACAAGTATTACTTGAAGCAACAGGAAGCTTTAACTTTGGTATTATGCCAGACTTCGAAGTTGTTAATGTTGATCCTGTTGTACAAGGTGAAGCGTCACTAGGTGCTGGACTACTGGTAACAGACTTAACAGGTGAAGTAGATTCAGATGGTAGAGGAACATACGGCAAACTAAGAATAGGTCTACCAGAAGCAATCGAAGCTATTCAAGATATTCCACTTGCAGAAATCGATCGCAACTACGATACTATTAGAGAGCTTATCGGTACTACTAGCCCAACAATGGACGAAGATTCAGCTGGACTAGATAGTAGAGTTCAGAGATTTAGTCAAGATCGTTCAGTATTCGATACTATGGATGAAGTTAAATATACTTACTATGATTCAGATTCAGCATAATAACCATTATAAATAAAACTAACCACAGATACGGACTTAGCAATGGCAAGACAAAACATTAATAAAGGCACTACAGCCAATGATGGTACAGGCGATACGCTTAGGATCGCTGCCGGTAAAATAAACGATAACTTTGGAGAATTGTACCAGCTTCTAGGTGGTGATAGTGCTCAAGTTACCTCAAAGATGTCTTTATCAGATAACGGTTTAATCTACAAAGGTCTTACATATGACACTACATTAGGTTTCATAGAAGGATCTGCTGCAGTATCACTTAACCTTCCTGCTGAAAGTGGTACTCTTGCTCTTGTAGGTGGTACTCAAACACTTGTTAATAAAACATTAACAGTGCCGGTTTTAACTTCACCTCAGATTAATGATACGTCAGCTGATCATCAGTACTTAGTAGGTGTAAGTGAATTAGCAGCAGACAGAACAATTACATTACCATTACTTACAACAAACGATGAATTTACATTTAACGCTCATACTCAGACGTTAACAAATAAAACATTAACATCTCCAAGCATTGTAATTCCTAAGATTACAACTGCGATTAATGATGTTAACAATGCAGAAATAATAAAACTAGCTCCTACAGCCTCTGCTGTAAATGAGATTCAGATTAGTAACGCTGCAACAACAGGTGTTCCTCAAGTCGCAGCTGTAGGTACAGACACTAATGTTAGTTTAGGATTATCAGGTACTGGTACTGGTCTTGTAGAAATACAGACTGGTGTCACATATAAATCAGAGACTGTTAACGCTAATGCTCAAGCTATTAGTTTAGCACGAACAATGTCTATATTTAACTTAGGTACTACATCTACAGCTACACTAGCTGATGGTACAGAAGTAGGACAAACAAAAACATTTGTTAATAGAGCTGCAGGAGCTGTTACCGTGACTCCTACAACATTCTTCAACGGTACTAGCTTTACAGTAAAACAATACGGTATAGTAAACTGTGTATGGATTGATAATACAGATGGGTGGATGTTAATGATGCCTAAATTGTATACATCAAGTGACACTGACGCACTATACTATATAACAGCATAAGAGATATAACATGCCAGCAATTATTACAGATAGATTCAAAAAAGAGATTCTTTTAAACCTTCAAAAAGATATTGATAGCGCAGCTAACAATTATTATGTCTCTGTAGGTAGACCTATTGATTGGAATGGAACTGACACTGCTCCAACTCCTACTAATGCTATTAGAACAATTCGAGATGCTCAGTATAATATGACAGCTGTTAAGAACGTTGAAGCTCATTCATTTGTTATACCTAGATACACATGGTCTTTAGGAGCGATCTATCAAGCTTATAATGATAACTCAGTAGGACATCCAACAAATAGCTTCTATGTTATCACAGATGAAAATAACATTTATGTCTGTCTTGAAGCAGGTGAAACAGCTTTAGGTCAATCAGTTACATCTACAGTTAAACCTACTGGTACTCTTACTACAGCATTCGAAACTGCTGACGGGTATGTATGGAAGTTCTTATACTCAGTTGGTGCTTTGAGAGCATCACAGTTTTTATCTGCTAACTTTATGCCTGTAACTAAGTTTGGAGCGTTTGACTCTGATGATGCTGCTGACCATGTTGAGCAGGTGGGTATTCAAAACGCGGCTTCAGGTGGTGAAGTTGTAGGTTATCAAGTTACTTCAGGAGGATCTGGATATACAACTGTACCTACAGTTGAAGTTATAGGTAACGGAGTAGCTGCAAATGCTACCGCTACTATTAGCGGTGGTGCTGTAACAAAGATTAATGTAAAAGATTCTGATGGTAATAAAGCTCATGGTAGAAACTTTACACAAGCTTACGTAAAAATTACTGGCGGTAATGGATCAGGAGCAGTAGCAAGACCTATTATAGGACCTGCAGCTGGGTTTGGTGCTGATCCGAGAGACGATCTTAAAGCAACAGCAATGATGTTTACAGCAAAACCAGCTGGTGATGAAGGATCTAACTGGGTAATTGGAAATGACTTTAGACAGGTTACTCTAGTTAAAAATATAGAAATACCAGACTCAGATGCTTTGTATACAGGAGTTACTGGCAACGCATTAAGACGTATGAAGTTCTCAAATATCAGTTCAAGTTTCTCAGCAGATAAAACTATTCTTGGCTCTACATCATTAGCTAATGCTTATGTAGTTAAATCAGACTCAGATGAAGTTTGGTACATCCAAGATTCAGATACTAAATTTGAACCGTTTGTAGAAGGTGAAGTTATATCTGAAACTGATGGATCAGGAGCTGGTACTCTAGATGCATCTGGTGTAGACGGCGATTCTTTTGCGTATATAAACGGTGATGTAGATATATCTACAGGTGAAGTAATGTATATAGATAATAGAGCAGCAATACAAAGATCAGCAGATCAAACAGAAGATATAAAAATTATTATCCAACTTTAATGGAAGACTAATATGGTAAAAGCATTTACATCCGAAATATTCTCATCTACTTACAGAGATGATTTTAAAGACAGCGACAACTTCCACAGGATTCTATTTAATAGTGGCCGTGCATTGCAAGCTCGTGAGCTTACTCAGTTACAAACTATTATGCAAACTGAGCTAAGCAGACTAGGTAATCATATATTTAAACCTGGCGCTTCAGTAAATCCTGGAGGTATTACTGTTAATAACGGCTATGAGTTTATAAAGCTAGACACCAGTACCAACTCTCTTCCAGCTAATATAACGGATGTTGTAGGAGTAGAATTTACTTCAGGAGGTACAATCGCATTTGAAGTGTTAGAAGTGGTTGCTGCAACTGATTCAGATCCAGCTACTTTATTTGTTGCATATACTAATACCTCAAGCGGAGCATCAACACCTAACAATACCCCTGTAAGGGTAGCTGCAGGAGATTCATTAACAAGCTCATCATTCTCTTTAACAGTTCAATCCACTAATACAGTATCTAATCCAGCTGTAGGTAGAGGTACAAAAGTATCAATTCAAGCTGGTGATTTCTTTGCAGAAAACCATTTTGTGTTTGCTCCACAACAATCAAAAATTATTGCAAAATATAATGAGTATCCTACCGCAAGAATAGGATTTAAAGTTATACAAGATATTATTACTTCAAGTGATAATAATACATTATTTGATAATCAAGGTGCTACTCCTAATCTAGCGTCACCAGGTGCAGATAGGTATAGAATTAGATTAGTAATAGCTACAAAAGAAGAAATAAACTCTGATGAAAATTTTGTTGAAATCGCTTCAATAAGAGATGGAGTCGTTGAGTCTCAAGTAGCTGCTATTGATAATTATAATCAAATAAATGAAGCTATGGCTCTAAGAACAAAGGAAGAGTCTGGTGATTATATTGTAAAACCTTTTGAGTTAGAATTTCAAACCAATGATTCAGATACTACTAATTTAGATTTTATCGTTAGTGCAGGTACAGCGTATGTAGATGGTTATAGAGCTTTTCGTACAGGAGAAACGGCTATAAGTGTACCTAAGCCTAGAACAGTTGCTTTATTGAATAATCAGGTTGTTGCATCTGAATTCGGCAATTATATAATTGTAGCTAGTAATAATAAAGGTATACCTAATATAAATGAATTACAGGTTATGAACCTACGCACTGTTACTAATCATGGCGGATCAACTATTGGTACTGCTAGAGTTCGTCATGTAGAAGAAGATGGCGCTAACTTTAGATTATACTTATTTGATGTTGCGATGAATGCAGGTCAGAATTTCGCTGATGTAAGATCAATAGGTAATAGTACTAGTGATTATTGGAACTTAATATTAGAAGTAAGTAAAGCTGTTATAAAAGACGCTGCTAATTCTAATTTATTGTTTGACCTTCCTAACACACGACCTCAATCGTTAAGTGATATTTCTCTTACAGTTCAAAGACGGTTTACGGTTGCAACTAACTCATCAGGAGTAGCATCTATAGCTCTTACAGCATCAGGAGAAACCTTTGCTGACACTAACTTATGGGTAATGGGTGGTACTGATCAACCAGCAGATACAGGCGCTTCCGTATCTGGAGCAGGTACAGCTTCTGCTAATATTACTGGCGCACAAGCTTCTCAAAGTACTTATGAAATTTTAGCGTATGTTAATAAGTCAGCTGGTTTTGTTAGGTCTAAAACTCTTGCAAGTGCAACACAAACTATAGTTACAGCAACGGATGCAGACAGTGATGGAAGTGGAAATGTAACAGGGTTTACATTAGCTCAACCTGATATCTTTTCTTTTGATGTGGTAAAAGCAAACGATTCTGACGGTGATGATATTTCATCTAACTACGAACTAGATAATGGACAAACTGATGATTATTATGATAACGGTAGACTTAAATTAATATCAGGTAACTCAGCTCCAACAGCTATATTCGTAAAATATAAACATTTCAATCACGGTGCATCTGGAGATTTTTTTGCAGTTAACTCTTATACAGGTCAAGTAGATTACGATAAGATTCCTGACTTTGTAAAAGCAGATGGTAATACAATTAATTTAAGAAATGTTATTGATTTTAGACCGGTTGTTAACTCATCTGGAACCTTTACGTCAGGGTCAGTTATTAATGAACTACCAAGACCTACTGACCTTATTACGTTTGATGCCAATTATTATCAAGGACAAGCTGCTAAGGTAGTAATAGGTCAATCAGGTAACCTATCTGTAATACCTGGCCAGCCTGCTATTGAGCCACAGTTACCTAAGTCTCCTGAAAATTCTATGGATATATTTAATGTTGTAATGAACCCATATGTATTAGATGATAATGATATTAACAGTAAAATGCTTTCTTATAAACGTTTTACTATGGCAGATATAGGAAAATTAGAAAAGCGCGTATCTGACTTAGAAGAGACAACTGCATTAAGCTTATTGGAATTAGAAACGTCTCAATTTGATGTGTTTGATTCTGCAGGTCTAAGTCGTAATAAATCAGGGTTTTTTGTTGATAACTTTAAAGATCAACAAAGAGTATTTACATTACTTGGTGCAAACAAATCAGCTATTGATCCTATTAATAAACGCATGAGACCTACATTTACTAGTAGAAATACTAATCTCTTTTATGATAGTGATCATAGTGAGAATACTAATGTAGTAATCAAAGGTGATAATATTATGTTATCATATGATACTGTTGATTACCTTGAAAATGAACATATGACTGGTATTGAAAATGTTAACCCATTTGCTGTTGTTTTACGTAGAGGGTTTATGGAGCTATCTCCAACATCAGATGAATGGTTCGATACAGAGTTTGCTGAGCCTATTGTAATTGATGGTGGTTTTGTACAAGGAGATGTAGCAGGTAATGTTTGGAATGATTGGAGCTTCAATTGGGCGGGCATTTCAACTGAACTAGAAGTGGGTGATCAAGTAGGTGATAGTAAAGTTACAATAAGTAATAATATTCAAACCACCAAAGATGTAAAAATTGCTGGTATTAGTACTAGTACTACTTTTATTGATGAAGAGGGTGTAGAGTTAAGTCGTGCGTTCTTACCTTATATGAGAACTCGTAAAATATTTTTTAAAGCACAAGGATTAAAACCTTTAACTAGACATTATCCATTCTTTGGATTAAAAGCTGTAGATAGTTGGGTTAAACAAGAAACGTTCCGACATATATCTACTCTTGATTCTGATTATTCTAACGGTTACAATGAGCTTACTCAGCATCCAGGAACACCAACCACTCCGCTGCTGTCAGATGATAACGGCGCTATAGAAGGTTCTTTCTTCTTACCTAATACAAAAGATATTAAGTTTACATCTGGAGATAAAGCTTTAACATTAATTGATATTTCTAGAAATAACGAAAAAGACTGTACATCAATTGCATCAGCAAAATATTATGCTCAAGGTGTAGTTGTTCATAGACAGCAAACGGTTTTATCTACACGAGTAGTAGATCTACAAGTAACTGTAACTAATCTTAATATAGGACCTCCTCCAGGATCTGTTACTAGCGGAGGCGGAGGCGGCGGAGGAGGCGGCGGTAATGGCGGATCTACTGTTGTTGTACCTCCTGCTGATGATGGATGGGGCGGCGGTTGGTCCAATAGTGGCGGCTCAGTAGGTAGTGGATCAAAAGACCCGCTAGCTCAATCATTTACTGTAGCAGAAACATCAGGTTGCTTTATTACTGATATACAAGTTAGATTTCAGTCTAAACCTGCTGTTAATAAAACTCCAGTTGTAGCTCAATTAAGACCTATGGTAAACGGTCAACCTTCTGCAGAAGCAATAGTCCCAGGATCAACTGTATTCAAGAGCCCTTCAGCTATTACTGTATCAGATGACGGTTCTGCAATAACAACATTTACTTTAGAAGAACCAGTTTATTTAACTGGTAATACAGATTTCTGTATAGTTCTATTATCTGATTCAAAAGATTATAATGTGTATGTTGCAGAAGCTGGTAAGTTTATTCTTGGATCAACAGAGAAAAAACTATCTAAGCAAGCTACTCTAGGCTCATTATTTAAATCTCAGAATGGTAAGACATGGGAACCAGATCAAACTAAAGATCTTACTTTTAAACTCTCGCGGGCTAACTTTAATCTTTCTGGCGCAGCTGTATTAACTAATAGTTCACCTGCAAGTGTTAATTTAACTAACTTTATTAGAACAGATGCATCATCTAACTCAGTGGAAGTAGGAATGAGAGATCACGGATTTGTTGTAGGAGATGATGTTCAGATAACAGGCGCTGCAGCTACAGGTGGTATTCCAGCTAATCAGTTAAATGCAGTGCACACTATTACTCATGTAGCTGGTGATGAATTTAAATTTAATGTATCTTCTAATGCTACTTCTTCAACTAGAGGAGGAGGCAGCTTTATAATTGAGAGACAGAATCAATTTGAACTCGCAAGATTGAATATAGAAAACATTCTACCGTTTGCTTGTAACGTTTCTGCTGTGGCTAAATTAACTAGTGGTAAGTCTACAGCTGGATCAGAAGTGGCTTATCAAGGTGATGTTTCATATAAAGCATACCCTATTAATAAGAACATATATTTTGAGAACCCTAAGCTCTTAGCTACAAAGCGTAACGAAACAGATAACATGTCTGGTAATTCATCAACAACTGTAAAGCTAGATCTTACTACATCCACATCATATACCACTCCAGTAATTGATATGCAGAGAACATCCATTACCACTGTTCATAATAGAATTGATCAGAATAATGCTCTACGCAGCTCTGCAGAAACAAATTCACTAGGAGGTACATCGCTAGCTAAACATGTTACTAAACCAATTACCTTATCAGAAAAAGCAAAAGGCTTAAAGATACTGCTATCAGCTAATAAACCATCTACAAGTGATTTTGATGTTTACTTTAGGACAAACAGCAGCAGCAAGCTACTAGACACTGTGTATACATTGATAGCACCAGAAGTTACATTACCTGCAGATGAAAATCCTAATATCTATAGAGACTATAGGTACTTGCCAGGAGGTATTGGAGGTACTTTAAATGATTTTGATCAGTTCCAGATTAAAATTGTTATGAAATCAACAAATAACGCAAAGGTCCCTCAGTTTGGTGATTTAAGAGTTATAGCATTAACGGTGTAATATGAATAAAGTGAAAGTAGAAGGTCATATAGATCTTGTTCGGGATATGAATACCGGTGCTGTTATTAGTATAAATAGTACAGAGGCTAACAATGCTAGAGAAAGAAAGCATAGACAGTCATTAGAAGAACAAGAACAAAGAGAACTTAAATCTGACGTGGATCAACTTAAGAATGATATTAGTGTTATAAAAGATTTACTGAAAAAACTAGCAGAGAAGTAAGATATGCCAAAGCAAATTGTAAACATTAGTGATACAGTAAAGACGTTTCAAGAGAAGGTCAACATCATCTCAGCTGACGTAGGTTGGAGAGGTAATCTTACAACCACAGAAGACTCTGATGTAGTCGGTGCGATTAATGAACATGATGCAGAGTTAGGAACAATAACTGCTGCTGCGATGGGTACTACTGCTAGTACAGTATCTACAGCTATACTAGAATTAGATACAAGATTAGACTCAATTAACGATACCCTGATTAACTCAGCTAAGTTACATATGAGAGATTCTAGTGCTACCAACACTATAAAGGGCGATTTAGACGTTCATAGCAACGTGGACATTGGGGGTAACCTACAAGTAGATGGTACTCTTACTGTAGACGGTGTTGTTAATATGAAAGCCGGGTCTAATGGATCAGTTACGTTAGGTGATGCAAATACAGATAACGTTGTATTCTCAGCTGATGTTAACTCTCATATTATTCCAAATACAGACAACACATACGACCTAGGTTCAAACACTCAGCAATGGCGTAACATACATGTTCATGGTACAGGTAATATTGACACTGTATCTGCAGATGATATTACAGTATCTAATACTTTAGATGTAAACACATCTGCTACAATAGCCACAGCTAAGATAGAAGATTTAACTAATAACAGAATTGTTATTGTAGGTACAGGTGGTGAACTAGAAGATGCTTCTACATTAACATTTGATGGTACTACATTTACTGTAGGTGCTACAAACATAGTTCAAGCATCAGGTAATACTAACATTGGTGGTGATTTAGATATCACTGGTAATGTAACATCTACTGGATGGGCTCTAAGGATTGCAGCTGAAACTGGATCAACAGATAATATTACGTTAGGTGATACAATCACATTTGAAGCTGGCGAAGGTATTAACACTACAGTATCAAATAATAAGATCAATATTACTGGTGAGTTAGCAACAACAACTAACAAAGGTGTAGCATCATTTGCTGCAGCAGACTTTAACGTATCATCTGGAGCGGTGTCAATTGCTTCGATTGGTAACTCACAGATTGATAATAGTTATATTAATATCGCTGCTTCTTCTGGTACAGCTAATGCAGTTAATCTTGGAGAAACATTTACAGTCACAGCTGGTGAAGGTATTGATACAACAGTGTCAGGTAATACTATTACAGTTGCTGGTGAGCTTGCTACAACATCTAACAAAGGTGTTGCATCGTTTAGTTCAGATAACTTTGCGGTTAGCTCAGGTGTAGTCACAATTAAAAATAACGGTGTTATACTTGGAACTGAAACTACTGGTAACTATATGTCAGGTATTTCAGGAACAGCAAATGAGATTACAGTAGTACATAGCGCAGGAGAAGGATCCTCAGCAACAATATCTTTACCTGATGATGTTGTTATAGGTAATAACTTAACTGTTACTAATGACTTTAATGTTACTGGTAATTTTGTTGTATCTGGATCTACCGTTCTAGCAGCTCATGAGTTTAAACTAGGTGATGGCACATCCGGAACACCAGTACAAAATGGTGTTATATCAATTGATAGAGGTACTTCAGATAGTGCCCAGCTAGTATGGAATGAATCATTAGACAGATGGCAAGCTGGTACAACTAATGATATGCAGCTTATTGCTCTAGAAAATGATAGTGCTAACTTTACTGCACTCTCTGTAGATAATAATCTAACTGTTGCTGGTAATACTGTTGCACGTGGTGATTTAGATGTTACTGGAGATCTTACAGTGACTAGTGATTTATCAATTACTGGTAACTTACAAGTTAATGGTACAACTACTACTATCGACACCAACACTCTTCTTATAGAAGATAATATTATTACTCTTAATAAGAATCAAACAGGTACTCCATCAACAACTCTTAGATCTGGTATTGAAGTAGAACGCGGCAGCTCTGCAAATGCTGTATTCCAATTCAACGAAAACACTGATCAGTGGGAGTTTACAGGTCCTAAGACTGGTACGTTAGCTGTTACTGGTGATATTGAAAACGCTACTATCACGCTTACAGCTGGTACAGACTTAGTCACAGGTGGTAACTTTACAACTAACCAAGGTAGTAATGAGATTATTACTATCAACCACGCTAATATAACTAGAACGAACACTACAACAACAGCTGCTCCTGGTTATGGAGCTACATTCACAGCTATTGATACTCTCACAACAAATGCAAGAGGACACGTTACTGGAGCTCGCACTAAGACAATTACTTTACCGGCTGCTTATTCACATCCAAATCACACTGGTGATGTAACTTCTAGTGGTGATGGTGCTACTACAATCGGTAATGATAAAGTAACATATGCTAAGATGCAGAATGTATCGGCTACAAGTAGGCTGTTAGGTAGAGATTCTGGAGATGGTACTGTAGAAGAGCTAGCTCCAGTAAATATACGTAATATGATAAACGTGGCTGATGGAGCTAATAACTATTCTCTACCTTTATCTGCTAGTGCTACTAGAGGCGGTATGAAGATAGGTTACGCTGAAAATGGTAAAAACTATCCGGTTGAGTTGTCTAGTGAAAAAGCTTATGTAAACGTACCTTGGACTGATACAGTATACACACATCCTAACCATTCAGGAGATGTAACATCTTCCGGTGATGGTGCTACAACAATTGCAAATGATGCGGTTACTTATGCTAAAATGCAGAACTTAGTAACAGCTAATAGAGTATTAGGAGCAACAGCTGCAGGAGTTATTGGTGAAACTCAAGTAGTAAGAGCAATGATTGGCGCTGATGCTATTGATGGTACTAAGATTGCTGATGATGTAATTAACTCAGAACACTATGCAGCCGGTTCAATCGATAATGAACATATTGCTGATGATGCGGTTGGTGCAGATGAATTAAAAAGTGTTGTTTCTTTAATAATTTATAACAGTGCAGGAACAGCTGTAAAAACCTTGTATGGTGCAGGAAGTTAAGTAAATGACTGTTAGAACTCCACTCTATCTTAATGGAGGAAACCTCCAGGAGATGACGACAACCCAGATAAATGAGATAAAGTCTCAAGTGAGATATCTTTACGCTACTGACCCGTCAGTAGACCTGAGCGTTGTATCGTCTGGTGGTAATTTAGGTGCTATAAATGACACTAGAAAAGTAGCTGGTGCTGTCTCTACAACAACTGGTAATCAAGATGGTGATGATGACGGCGCGGCGGAGTATGCACCGGAATCAGACACTGATGAACCAGGAACTGTATCAGTTGAGTATTCTAGAATAGATCAAAGCCACTTTGATACAACAGAAACGGCAGATACAGATAGTATAGTTTTTCCAGTTTACAATAATAACGGAAACATTCAAGCTATGACTCTTACAGATATGTACGATACGTTTATATACCCTGAAATTGATAATATTACAGACGGTACGGATCGACCCGGCACATACAGGATACATTCAGCTAATGCTCTAACTGGCTCCACTTTAATAAGTACAACTCCTGTCTTTACCGACACAAGAGCAGATCTATCTGATTACACATCAGGTAATATTGGTAATAATATGGACGCTTCACCTGATACAGTAGCTAACTATTATTTATTCAGAGTAAATGCTGGATCAGCAATAGCATACTCTTCTCCTGTTTTTATCAGATCTGATAATAACTTACAAGAATATACTACTGCAAGTTTTGATGCTATTTTAAAGAACTGTGTAAGACACGTAGCTTCAGAAGTACCAGGATCGAGAATTCGCTATCGGATTAACGGGGATGGTAATAATAGAGGTACTGGTATGTCAAACACTGTCTTAAATGGGTCAGGTAATTATCAAACAAGATTTGTTGGTGTTGATGATTACCGTGCACAAGAATTTCCAGACGGTACACCAGTAGTAGCGAGTACAAACTATCTTAAAATTTATCAAGTTTAGGGAAAATATATGTATAATGATGTCGTGGAAGCTAGATACACCAGTGAGCAACAAGATAATATTTTAGTATTATATAACACAGATGAAGATGGTGTAATAGAAGAATGTATAGAAGTTGGATCAATTCAATATAAACAATTAACAGAAGCGGGCTGGGATAAAGATAAAATTATTGACTGCACAGCTAACTTTAAAAGACAGCAAGTTAGAGCAGTGAGAGAAAATCTTAAAATAGCTGCAAGAGATGTTTATGAGATAGAGCTCAATTATATAAAAAGAGAATTATCTATTCTACGTAAACAATTATTAGAAGCTCAAATACTTACTAAGCAAAGAAAAGAAGAAGCGTTAAAAAGACTAACTTATCTTAACAAGCTAGAGGCTGACTTCTCTGATAAAGTAAAATCTATGAATGCATTTATGTCTAAGACTATTCCTACAGATGATATTAATTATACTTTAACTAATATAATTGAGTTTTTCAAAGTGTTTAATACTAATGAAGAAGCTCTCAATATTGTGCAGAATAAATCTGATAAAACTAAAAAATCTAAAAGCTTACTTGCTGCCTTAAAACATTTAATCTAATGGATTTAGACATTTTGAAACGAGGGTTTAAACTCGTTGAATACATTTATGATAATGCTGATAAGTTTCCTACACATAGAGTTAAAGAGGTGGGTAATGGACTATCTGAGAAGCATTGGATAGGTAAGCAATGGCTAGTAGATGAGCTTTCACCTTACATCTTTAATCATAATATACATGTAGCAGCTGGCTGGCTTGGGTTAACTTCTTATTTACTACGAAAAGAGTTTTCGAATAATAAGATAATAAATTCTGATAGAGACGCTGGTTGTAAAGATATGGGAGAATACCTATTTCAAGAGCATGACATATCATTTGAAGTAAGAGATACAGTGATAAATGTTCCTATATGTGATGTATATATTAATACTAGTATAGAACATATTAATCAATTATCAGTAGAGCATATACTTCAATCCTTAAAGCCTAAAACTATAGTTGCTTTACAATCAAATAATTATTATAAAGTTGAAGATCATGTTAACTGTTGTAAAGACTTGCAAGAGTTTAAGGATAAAACTAATTTATCTAAAGTTTATTACATCGGTGAAATGCCTTTTGAAAATCATGATAGATATATGATTATAGGAGAAGTTTAATGTGGTTAGCAGAAACTGAAATTTGGTTAGATATATCTACATTTTGTAATGCTGCTTGTCCTCAATGCCATCGTACAAATGTTAACGGGTTAGGTAAAGTAGATTGGCTTCCTTTAGAACAATGGAGTCTAGAGACTTTTAAGAAAGCATTTCCTAATCCAGCTAGACATAAAGAATATACTATCTGTGGTACATGGGGTGACCCTATGATGAATAAAGATATATTACCTATATTAAAATATATAACCAGTAACAGTAATTCTACTATAATTATAGATACTAACGGGTCTATTAGAGATGAACAGTTTTGGTGGGAGGTTGGTGTTGCAGGTGGTAGCCAGCTTGAAGTAGTATTTTGTGTAGATGGTATAACTCAAGAGATGCATTCCAGATACAGAAGAAAAACTGAACTAGATAAAGTATTAAATCATATGCTAGAGTATTCTAATACTAATGCTCGAACTACAGCTTCTACTATAGTCTTTAAACACAATGAAAGCTATTTAAAAGATATAACCAAACTAGTAAAAGAGCATGGCGCTACTAATCATAAAATCATATATACAGATAGATTTGCTGCTTGTCCTCCATTCAATAAGTTAGAATTTAGATTCTCTAATGAAGAAGGTGTACAAGAGATTTTAGAGCCATCATCAGTACTATCTGAACCAGGTAGTAGAGTAGCAGAGCGTATACGATTATGATAAAATGTAAATGGCGAGATGAGAATAGAGTTCTAGTTAATATAGACGGACAGGTCTGGCCTTGTTGTTATCTTGTTAACAATGAGTATGAGTATGCTGTTTCTAACAGTAAGAGTGGATATAAAGACAACCAAGAAGTGTTAGAGAGTTATACTACATATAAGGATGAACTTAACATATTTAAAAATGATATGGACTCTATAAATAAACATCAGTGGTGGAAAGAGCTTGAGCAATCTTGGTCTGATAAAAGTAAAACTTTAAAGCAGTGTGCTAAATGGTGTACACAAAAGGAAGAAGAGAATGAATAATTTTACATTTGTATCTGCATATTTTAGTAATGAAGATAAAACAACTATTATGTCTTTCTGGGAAGATCCAGAGAACCAAGGGGTATTAATAGAGAATATAATTGAAGCTGATGAGCAAGATTCTTCATACGCTAATCTATTAGAACATATTACATTAGATGAAATTCATAGTAACACATGGGAATATATAAAAGAGTCTGAACAAGCCTTTAAAGATCAAGTAATTCATATTGCGAAAGAAAAAGGTTGGCTGGTTAATATCGATGATGGAGGTAGTAACGATTTTCTGAAAATAGTCATTGATATGATATTTGATACTTACGACGAAAAGAAAGACAAAGAGCAGCTATTCTATCTTAAGTTACAATTGTTTGAAAAACAAGCAGTAAAGGATTGTAAAGATAAAGAATTAAAGAAAGCATTACGTCGTGCTAGTACTCCGCTTGGAGCTATTAGAGCGGCAATTGATATTGTTGATGCCATCCAGGAAGCTTCATAGCTTGGTGATTTTGATTAAATAGATATACACTGTAGTCTTTCTCATCAGTTACTGTTTGATAAGAGCAGTAACTGTCTACACATCCATACACCTTATATGTCATAGTCTCATATATTATTTGATCAATACCTTTGTTATATTTCATCATATAATATTCTGGATCTCTATTAAACTCGTTAAAGAGGTGAGACTGATCTCCGTGCCAAGACATTATAGAGCTATTGACTCTAGTATGATATTCTTTACGCCACCAAGCATGACACAATGTAAAGTCTTTCTGTATAAACTTATTACAATCACCTTTTATTAAGACATCTAAATCAAAGTAAATGTTTTGTCCATCTCTATATCGGTCAAACATTAGTAACTTATTATACACACCTTCATATACATCATCTCGTATAACTTCGAAACTACTATACTCTAAATTAGAGTAGGTATCAATCATATGTTTTAAGTTTTCTTCATACCAAGAGTCAAATTTATCTCCTGTACGAACACATATCACACGCATAGCTATTCACCAAATTTTAATACAAAGTTTTTACTAACCATGTGTAGAAGATCATATCCTCCATGGCTTAATTCCATTCTATCATCTATAATATAGTTCCAGTTCATTCCAAGGTCTACATGAGGTATGTTATATCTTTCTATAATATAAGATATAAACACTTCATTATTATAAGAGAAATGTTTAGTTATTCCTTCTGGATATAAACTATCTTCTTTACTTTCATCCAGAAGTTCTTTCATCTCATCTAGTTTATCAATAAAGTTAATACTTTTTATAACGTCACTGCCTGCACAAACCACACCTGTATTATAGCATAGATCGTTACTGTTTACACCTTCTAATAAGAGCATAGACTTCTTAGCACAAACCTTTACAAACATTGTCTGATCATCAAAGTACTCTACATTTTTATTTGTTATAGCTCTTTTTAATTCATAAGGTTTTATTTCTCGTTTAAAAGGATGCATGTTTATCTTACTGAGGTCTACACATTCAAATATATTTCTAGGAGAATGAGCTGGTATAACATCAAAGTCTAGATATAATACCTCATCATAACTCTCTGCATACTCTTCTAGTAGTCTTATTTTTTCATATTGAAGAGATGTATAATCTTTAAGATTAGGGTAGTGCATAAAAAAGTCTGCTTCACACTGATCAGCATATTCTTGCTTACACTTAATTAACTTATCTTTATACTTTTCAAACTGGTCTTGTTTATAAGTATCTACACTAAAACCTACCTTAGGGATGTTAGGTTGATACATGCTATAGATTACGCGCTTCATACCACTCTCTCACTGCACCGAAGTTTTTGTTTATGATATGAACAAGTTTAGATTTAGAAGGTATAGTAACTCCTTTATCTAAAAATGTATGCCATCTACCATCTAACCATACTGAAGGTACTTTATTAAGATGACATTTAACTCCCCATATAGTTTCATTATCCCATCCGAACATAGCTTGTACAAAGTTAGGCCACATAGAGTCTTCTTCTTCTTTTAACTCTTTCATATCAGCTAAAATTTCTTCAAAGTCTTCAAAGTAGTTTATTTTATCTAACCAGTGTTTGTTTATACCTACAATACCAGTATTATAAACAGGGATATCATCTACAGGTTCACCATACTCCATACAAAGAGCTTTGGAGTTCCACCACTTGGCCCATGGACTTCTTACACTACTTAACATGCCCTGATTAAAGAACTTTTCTTCTCTATGAGCTATACTATCCTTATTCATAGACATGCCATGATTGTTCTTTTTTATAGCGACACCTTTAGATAAGTCATGTGCGATAAAAAAGTCTTCTGTAGTAGCTGGTAGTACATCTAAGTCAAGATAGAGTATCTCATCATAACTATCTTTTAATTGATACATCAAATGTATTTTATAGAAATTTATAATATTATATTCAGTAATATATGGATGATGTGTGTTAAACCACGCTTGATACTTTATGTAATCATCATCATTACCATATAGTTTATATTCAGCATTTATTAAATCTGCATACTCTTTTTGTCTCGCTATAAGCCAATCTACATTCTCTGCAAACTCTCTTTTAGCTTTTTGATTCTTATCTTCTTTTTCTCCATGATGAGGAGGTTGAGCATCTAATTTATCAGTTGCAATGTCAATATAAATACTGTATATAATTCTTTTCATGGACTTCACTATGACTATATTTGGTTTATCTTACGGCTTTCATGATGCCGCTTACTCTTATTTAGAGGGGCAGGATATAGTAGAAGCTCATCATAGTGAGAGACACTCACGAATAAAGAACGATAGAAACCTTCATACACAAATAGATGGATTTTCAGTCTTTTATGAAAAACCTTTTAAGAAAAATATAAGAAGATTTCTATATGGTCAACGTTGGGTTACAAGACAGAATCATGATGCATATATTAATCATCATTGGTCTCATGCTGCAGCTGCATACTATACAAGACCATACGAAGAAGAACCTGTTTGTGTTGTTATAGATGCTATAGGTGAATGGGATACTGCTTCTATATGGTATAAGAAAAAGAAGAAGTGGTCTATGAAGTATCCTAAATCATTAGGATTATTCTATACTGCTATAACTAAAGCTATTAAGTTAAAACCTAATGAAGATGAGTATATAACTATGGGTATGGCTGCTTATGGTAATCCTCATATTAAGATAGATCCATATAACAACTATCATAAAGGCATATATCTTCCACGGGAATTATCAGACAATGATATTGCTGCTAGTGCTCAAGCCATTATTGAATATGAAATAATAGAGATAATGTATAGAGCAAGGAAGTATTCTAATTATCTTTGTTATGGTGGTGGAGTTGCTCTTAACTGTGTTGCTAATACCAGAGTACATTATATGTTTGACAAAGTGTGGATATTACCTAATCCAGGAGATGCTGGATCTTCTCTAGGTGCTGCTGCAGCTTATCTTGATAAACAATTAAATTGGGTTGATCCTTATCTAGGTACAGATATAAAGAGAGATATAAATGTTAAAGAAGTTGTTAGTTATCTTATAGATAATTCATACTGCGGTATTGCTAATGGACGTGCTGAGTTTGGTCCTCGTGCTCTTGGCAATCGTAGCCTTATTGCTGATCCTAGAAAAGATATCAAAGATACTGTTAATCAGATTAAACGAAGACAAAAGTTTAGACCCTTCGCACCTGCTATATTAGAAGAGTTTGCTGATGAATATTTCGAAGGTCCAATGAATGAATATATGCAATACGTAGCCAAAGCTAAACATGATCATAAGAGTGTAACTCATGTTGATGGTACTGCAAGAGTTCAAGTTGTTAAGAAAGATTGTAAGTCAGTTATTAGACCTATACTAGAAGAATGGTATGAACAGACTAAATGCCCTATGCTGCTAAACACTAGTCTAAATATAAAGGGTAAACCTATGGTAGATAATCTACAGCAAGCTAAAGAGTTTGAGAAGATATACGGAGTTAGAGTGTTTTAATGATAATTGTATCAGGGTGCAGTTTTTGTGCTCCTAATTTAAAGCTAGCAGATAGATCTAGAATTACATGGCCGGTTTGGTCTGACTACTTAAAGTATAAAGACCCTGTTTTGAATATTTCTCAATCTGGCCGAGGTAATGATACAATAATAAGTTCTGCAATAGATGCTATTGTTTCTAACCCTAATGTAACAAGAGTTATTATATCGCTATCTCAATGGGAAAGATTCTCTTTGAGAGGCTATAGTATTAACCCAGGTATTATAACTAGAGAAGGTTATGGTGATAAGGAGAAAGAACTAATAAGTAACTATTCTAGAAATGAAAAAAATATAGCAGACAAACAGCTATATTTATTAAAAAAATTTACTAATAAAGCAAAGGATATCTTAGATTCAGAACAAACTTATAAGGTTATGACAGAAGATTTATTCAGAGATATTTTTTTACTTCATACATTATGTAGAGAAAGAAAAATAAAGCTACATATATTTCAGATGTTAAAACCTTTTAATTTAGTTAATAAAAAATTAAAATATGTCGCGTCTTGTATATACGATAATTTTTATTTTAATTATTTAGAGGACTGTGAGGATATTGATTTAATAGGCTGGCCTTTTTTCTCTTACTTTGGAGGTGAAGATTTAAACATATTAATTGCTAAAGAAGAGAGAATAGGAGACGGTGATAGTCATCCTAATAGATCAGGTCAGAAAAAGCTAGGGGAGATCATTAATGAAAAAATTAAAGATTATGAAGTATAAGTATAAAAATTTATTGTATAGAATAAAGAATTTATTTAAAAAGGAAGAGCAAGATTCTTACTTTATATACGAAGAAGATGAGTAGATGTATCTAATATTAGAAGAGGATGAAAAGCTTATTGGTAGATCTCATATTATATTGAAACAAGGAGAGTTTATTAAGAAATACTATCCTATGTGTCATGTAATAACAGCTGAAGGTGGAGACACTCACTTTGTAAAGAATGTAAAGAAGACCACATCTTTCATGAAGTTAGTACATCCAGACTTATATGTAAGTGAAGAAACTACTGATGATTTTTATTGTGTTACTCAAAACTTTATAGAGCATAAACCATGCAAGGATTTTGGATACACACATAATATTAGATGTTATCTAAAACTAATCGAAAAGTTAGGGTATGATTATTCTAAAAGAGATCTACAATATTATAATTTATTATATCGAAAGAGTGATGACAAACCTTTTTGTATTGACTGGGATGCTTATGCTACC